AGCCAGCTCGCGCTCACTGGATTGGAAATCACGCATCCGGTCTGCGGTGCGGTCACTTCTCTCCATATACTGATCGCGACCAGCCCGCATCCTATCTCGGATGTCTTTTAGCTCACGCCGGGAAGAGGATTCAAACGCTTCAGCCAGGCGACGTTCGCTGGCTTCAAATTGACGCATACCTTCTGCGGTACGATCGCTCCTCGCCATAAATCGATCACGGCGCTCTCGCATCCTGTCACGAACATTACGCAGCTCCTCTCCGGCCGAGAACAACGAGCCTTGGTTTCTGTCGGTCTGCGTTGGGTCAGCGGTGCCGGAGATCGTGCCTTCGCCGGGATCCAGGTCAAACAGTTCACGCTCGCGATCAATCTGCGCTATTCGCTCTGCCGCATCGGTATCTGTCTCTGCGCGCTCACGCAGCTCTTCTTCGGTGTATGTGGTGAGGGTGTCGCGCCCCTCATCCATGAAGCTGCTTTGGGCCCGGTTCTGCCCTGTGCGCTCACGGTGGCGATTCATCAAAGCTGTAAGGGCTCTGCGCTCATGCACCTTCTGGCTGAAGTTCTTGTTATCGTCGCCGTAATAGCCAGTGAACACTTCAAACTGAGGCTCAGCGTCATCAAAGTACCGGGCAATCGATGCGTCAGGTAGCGACTCTATGATCCCAATAGCCTCTGGATTCTCTGTTCGCGCTGTACGGATGACTCGACTGTACGCGGGCGTAGGAGTGCGAGTGCCTTCCTCGGTGATCCTTTGCGCGTCCTCGACCGTGTAATTGCCACCAGTCAGGGATTTCAGATCCTGGGCTCGCATCGGACGGTAATTAGGGTCGTATTTATTAGGATCATCCGGTGGCGCTAATTCGTTCGCCCGGGCTACTGCGGCGTCTAACCTCGCCCTTCTCTCTGCTCGGTTGCTCTCAGCAACACTGGCTGCAATCTGCGAAATGTCGGGCCCAGAACGAGAAACGGAGCCTTGTGGCTCCGTCTCAGTGTCGATCTCAGCTTGTGTGTCCGGTGGACTTACGCCTGGCGGCGTTGGTGAATCCTCATATGTACCAGCCTCTCGCAGTTCGCTTATGAGCTCATCACGCCGATTACGCAGACCAGTTCGATCCTGGGCTTTTCGGCCTGGCTGTCCAGCCTCGAGGAAGGTTAAGTCTTTGTTTTCCTGGTACTGGAAAATGGCGTCACGGATGATATCAATCGTGCGGTTCGCATCACCTACTTGCGCGTCATAAGACTCGCCACTGCGTACTAGGTAACCAGCCTCCTGCATAAGCTCTGTGAGCTCGTCAAAGGTCTTGCCGTTTGCCTTGAATAAGCCGCTGGGAACACCCCTGCCGCTGACCGTGAAATCTTCACTGCGCGCATCTGAGGTGTTAATCCCGCCCATCATTTTGATTGCGCTAAATAAGTCTGTGTCCAGGTTGTAACCGCCACGGGTAGTACCGCGATTGATTGCCCGGAGTTCCTTGTCGATTCCCGCAATCTCTGCTTCGATCTCCGCCTCATCTCTGGGCGCGTCTGCCGGACGGTAATCAACCGGGATCTGAACCACATTATCGCGAACCGGGATCTCAGTCTCTACGTCCTGGGCCGCTCGCAATGCCTGCTCTTCTCTGCTCAAGCCGCGCCCCTGCTCATCGAGCACACCAGCTCCAGGGCGCACAGTCTCTCTAATGCCTTGGATATCCACTTCGCGCGGTGGCAAGCCCTCTGGCAATCTGCCCTGGAGGGCAAAGCCATCACCGTCCTCGATGACATCCCAGTTGTAATCCAGGTTTTCGCGCTTCACGCGATTCAACGCAGTAGACGCAGATTGTCTGGTCGGATACGGCGCGCCATTCGCTTTACGGAGAATCTGGGTGCTGGGGCGATCCTCGACATCTTGCTCGAGCAATGGCGGAGTTTCGGGGATGCGGCGACCGACAGCGACTTCTGCATCTGTTCTACCAACATTGCCCTCTGCGTCGGCAACAAAGTTTCGCCGGGGCCTGGGGGCTTCTGGAGGCTGTCTGTTAGTGCGGAACGGGTCGTAAGTAGGCTCTGGGTCAGCCGGAGGGGGAAGGCGTGTTTCGGTGTCTTGCTCCAACCTTGGAGTATCAGACAGACCGCCAGTGTCACGCAGTACGGATAGCGTCTCATCTATCCTGGGCAGGAGCTCTCCCTCGAGGGGGGCCCGGTAGTCATAGGCTTGATATGCCGCAGCATCCTGCTGTATCAGCCGGCGCGCTTCTCGCAGATATCCCAGAGTGCGCCTCGGGCTTGCCTGGTTAGATCCTGCCAAACGGATAAGCTGTTGTGCATCTAACAGTCGCTCACCGTCCAGCCGCAGGAGATCAGCCTCTGCCTCATTGCCGGCATTTTCAGCTATCTGGACTTGCTCACGATTAGCCCTAATAGCGGCTAGAACAATATCGAGATCTTCTTGGAATAAAAATCCAGTTTCACCAACTTCCTGTCGCACCCGCTCTTGGGCTTCCTCGCGGAGCTGTCTTGCTCGCTCTCTTACACCCTCTTCGTAGCGGATATTGGCTGCTGGGCCAGTAACCATAACGCCATCATCAGTTAAAACAGTTTCCTGTCCTGCCTGCTGGCCTTGCCGTGCGGCACGATCCTCCAGTATGACTGCATCATTGGGATTGCTTGGGTCAAGCGGTCGGCGCGATGGGCCTCGCGGCTCGAAGGGGGTGGGCTGGAGGAGTGGATCAAAAGGCGTGGGCTCAATCGGAGTCTCTATTGTGCGAGGCTGTGAGGCGGCTTGAGAGGCCCGTGCGGCCGCGTTGTTGGCCTGGTCTAACCCATCCCCACCCTGCTCTCTAGCCTCCGCCTGACCGGCTCTAGCGGCCACTGAGATGGGGTCAAGAATGGCGCCCAGGTCAAACGTAAAATCAGGAAAAGCAAGACTGGCTTGCTTGGCATCTGCCTCGAGCGCGGCTCGCTGTAGCTCAGCGGCATCAGCACCTAACCCGCCCTCGATCCTAGCGTTAAGAGAAGCAGCGCGAGCCTGCAATTCCTCTAATACCTGGCCGGGTTCCTTGCCGGCAAATGGATCGTAGTCAGATCTAACCGCACCGCTTATGCCGCCACCAACGCCACCGATCGCACCACCCAAGGCGAAGGCTGTACCAGCCGCCCCGCCAACGCCCTCAAGAAGATCTTGGCTGGGATCGACATTACTGACCGCAACATTGCTAAGAAGCTGACCGCCGCCTTCCTCCGCGACCTCTTGTATGCCCTCGCCCGCAAGCCCGCGTCCGAAGCCTCGTAGCAATCCGCCCTTGCCGACATCGCCCACAATGGTCTTTTCGATCGTTCCTGGCAGAAACGTAGTAGCGGCAGATATCGCGGCTGTCGCTGCCGCCGCAGCTCTCGCATTGCGAAGTGCAATTTCTTGCTTGGCTTCATCAGCACCGATCTCGAGAGATCGATTCATAAACTCTTCGTTGCCGGCCCATATTTCATCTGGCAAGGAAATAATTTGCTCATACGCACTGCTGCCGACATCTGATCCGGCCATTGCACCACCTGTCGCGGCGGCTCCTACTGTGCCAGATCTGATCGCGGCCTTTGCCCCAGCGCCTAATGCTTTTGCCCCGAGACCAGTAACAAGTCCCGCACCGCCTGTGGCTCCCACCAATAGCGCTTGCTCAAGCACCATATTCGCCATCAGGTAAGGATCAGTGACAGTGCCCCAAACGGCAGTACCCGCTTGATCCCAAAACCCGTCAGCCGAATTGATGGACTCCTGCAAGCGTCTCTCGCGCATCTTGAGATCGTCGCTCTTCATTGCATCGAGCGATGCTCTGTTTTCTTGCGCCCACTGGTAAACAGAGTTATCCATGTCACCAGTAGCCAGGCCGTAAAGGCCACCCACCATAGATACTAGGGCGTTGCCTCCGCCTAAAATCGACGCCCCAAAGTCGCCGCCGATAGAGCCCTCATTTGAGAAATCAAATGGGTCATATGCGGTCTGCCGTCCGACTGTTTGCTGGTTAGAAAAATCGAACGGATCGTATGCTTTAGCCATAAGGGGGCCGTCCCTCTACGTTAATGAAGGATTAAATAAGGATTGGAGATGCCGGGGAGTACCCGGCGTGTTAAGGCTTCATGCGCCCAGCAAAGCCCTCTTGGAAAGCGCTAAACCCCGGATTTGCCGCTTGCGAGTTAAGCCTTTCTAAACGCCGCCTAAGCTCTTGCAGACGCGACTCAAGCTGCGGCCTGGTCGCTCCCCGCAAATTACCTGAGTTGAGTGCGGATTCAATCTGATCGATGGCATTTTGCACTGCCGGCGCGTCCAAATCGTTTATCCCTGGCGAGGGAGGAGGATTGGGCGGCTCCCTACCAACTGAAGAACTTGGCGAGCCTAAGTCACCAATCCCGCCAAACGTAGCCACCTCTTCAACTCCAGTCAGCTCGTTATTCTCATAAATCGGGATGCCGAGGCTAATGGCTCCGGTGAATGGGTTGGTATTGGTAATAATCTGCGATTGCTGGATTGCTCGATCGTAGGTGTTCCACTGCTCTGAGCCAACCTCTTCCCTATCTCTGTCGCCAATTAGCTTACCGATGGCCGACTGCGGGAACTTCTGGCCGTAATCAAGCAATGCCTTTTGCGCGTTGACGCCCAGCGTCTGCAACGCCACTTGCCGACCAAATTGCGTGTTGCTAACTTGATCGTCATACGCTCGCTGTTCAGTCAGTAAGCCCTTTTGGAATGCGCGATCTGAGTCAATATCGGCAAGCTGGTCTTTCCTCGCTCTGTCATATTCTTTGTCACGAATAGCTTGCAGGCGCTCTTCTTTTCGCTTAGAGATTTCGTCAGCAAAAAGCATACTCGCGGTTTCGGTAACGCCTTCAGCAGCACCGCTCAACAATCCTCTTACAAAAGGACTCATATCAAACCCTCATTCCCTGATCGCCTTGCGGCATTGGTTGCTGTGAGTCGGCTCCAAGCTCTGCGGGCATTTCTTCATCTGGAAGCTGGTCGGCAAAGTTATCGGGAAGATTGTCCATCTCTGCTACCAGCTGAGAAGTGTCTACCGCAGACATAGCGGCAGTAAGCTGTTGCACCTGTTCGGTGTTCAGACCCTGCTCCTGGGCAAACATGGTGACCATGTGCCGGAAAGCAATAGCTGCATCCTCTGGCCCCACTTCCATGCCCGATTGTTCAGCGATTTCCATCACCTCGTTCAAGGCAACCATTGCGATCACTGACAGGTTTTCTTCCTTAATGTCACCGTCTGTCGTGGCATCCGATGATTCAGCAAGTCGGTACGCAATAAGCGCCAGCATCTGCGGCTGAGACTCCCGTGAGCCTTCTGTGACCTCCGCGATCTTGGAGGCAATATCCTCCTCATATAGCCGGCTACCCAGGTACTGAACAGCTTGATCGAGCGCCGGATCATCAGGATCTAAACTGGTGTTTCCGGTAGCTTCCTGCGGTCGTGGTTGTTGTGCCGGCATCCCGGCGTCTTGCATCAATCCCGCCATGATTAGCCCCCCATCCCTAAGTCAACATTTCCGTACTTGTCATACTCAAGAGCAACAGATTGATTCGGATACTCGTACTTCCCAGTGGAGGGGTTATAAACAGGCATTGGTATTTCGGTGCCGATATTCATCCCGTATCTCGCCAACTGGTCGCGCAAGGCATCATCTTCTGCTTTAGCCGCTAAGCCGCCTGATATCCCCTTCCCTACGGTCTGTATAACGCCATACTGACCAAGCGGGCCGAGGCTATTCCAGCCGGAGGAGATTGCTGATCCCGCCCTGCTCAACAGACCCGGGCTGCTACTGGCAAGATTCGCGGTATTAGCCAGGGTGGCTTGTGCGCTGCTAATTGCATTGGCGTTCGCGACTGCGTTAGCTGTATTAGCGGCTGTGGCAGGCAAAGCGCCCTGTGCTTGTAGTGCGCTAGTCACGGCATTGGGTGCCAGGGTGTTTCCGACCATTGTGCTTGTGGCGGTGTTGGCGGCGGTAGTCGCGGGAGCAGCACTAGAGAGCAGCCCCCCGCCCTGTTGAGCCGCATTTGCCGTATTCGCTAGGGTGTTCTGAGCGCTCAATATGGCATTGTTGTTAGCCAAGGCGTTAGCTGTGGCATTGCTTGTCGCCGGGGCGATATTGGAGCTGACCGTCCCGAGATTTGCGGTGGCGTTAGCGACATTTGCCGCTACATTTTGGGCGGCGAGTGTTGTGCCTTTAGCTCCCGCCCCCAGGTTCGCGGCGGCTTGAGAGAAGTTGCCGCCTAAAGCAGATGAGCCTGCGGCAGTAAGGCTTGACCACGCATTTCCTATGCCCGTAGCCGCTCCTTGAAAAAAGCCCGACCCGGCGGCAAATCCTTTTAAGCCGCCCATAAGGGCAGCACCTCCGAAATAAATCAGCGCGGCCCCGACAATGACCTTGAAAAACTTAGACTTGGTAATCTTTTTGACTACCTTTTTAACGCCTTTCACAACGCCTTTGACAACCTTGCCAATAGCCTTGCCGACCTTTTTTACGACCTTGCTCATTTCTGACCTCGCACATAGGTGCAATTCATTGATAAACGGGAAAACCCAACACGCGCCAATAGCTTTAACAGCCTTGGATCTGTCTCAGGTTCCAATTCGATTACTGCGACTTTGATGACCGGACGGGATTTGACCCAGCGCCCAAACTCACGGAGTAGCTTGACGCCTTCCCCTGGCACTCTGGTGTAATACAGCATCACGCTACATTGCTGGCGCTCGTACCAGAATGAGCGCTCAGACATAGCGCCAACGGCGGCGACTACCTCTCCGTCTATTTCTGATACCCAAACAAAATGCTGGTTCCCGGCAATAGCTTCCCGCGCCGTGTCAGCCATTGACTCGCGGCAGATGCGAACCGGAATTGGGTTTTGGGTGACTGACTCTACTGCGATATCGACAATCGCTGGTACATCTGCCAGCGTAGCCTTCCTAATCATTCAGAGTGTTTACCCGCCCCCACGATAATCGGTGTTGATTAGGGTCATCTGCTTAGTCTCTGGATTCCATACATAAAGGCGACCATTCGGCCCCGTGTAGTAGTTAAGGATCGGCTGGTTCGTTGTCGGGTTAATCATTTGTGTATAACCGCTTGGGATCCCGTCACTACCAGCGCCACTACCCTGTTCCTCAGAGGTTTGTCCCACATACGTCCAGCCAGCGTTAGGCGCGTTAAAGGTTTGCCCGGTATTGGGGTTCACTATCGGCGTTACCACCGCTGCATATTCCTCGCCATCTGAAGGCGGAGATACCCAAGTCGGATAGCCGTCACCGATCCAGACGCCATCGTCATCGTAATTGCTTGCAATGAACGTCTGCTGTGAGGCCGCAGTATTGGCCTGTATGGTGTCCAAAAGCCCCGGCATTGAAAGGGCTGAGTTAAGCAGATTCTGTATTGCGGCTTGCTTCTGAGTAAGATTCAGATTGGGATCTGCATAGATTGAGGCAATTCCCTCCATCGTGGAGTACATGATGCTCTGCGAAACCTGTGCATTGGAGTTGTAATACTGAAACTCCATTTGCAGTGCGTTTTGCGTTGCCTGCCAGTCCTGTTGGTTAGTCTGTGACCATTGGTTAAAGGCGAGTTGCTTGTCAGCAAGCAATTCTTGCAAAGCCCGATCCAAAGCGCTTTCACCGGATTGAAACTGTCTATCCAAGGCGTTTTCACCACCCTGGAAGGCAAACTGGTTTTGTTGTAGCGCGGACTGCAAAGAGCGATCCAGAGAATTTTCAGAGCTTGTGAAATCAAACTGCTGCTCTTGCAGGAGCTGGCGCAATACTCGATCTGCTTCATTCTGCTCAGCGGTGAACGCCTGCTGATCGTCCTGTAGCAATCTCACTTGCTCTCGTTGCAAGAAATTCTGGATAGCCTGGTTTGCCGCCGCCGCATTAAACTGCCCCGCCTCATTGACCGACTGGGCGTTAAAGCGGTTGATCGTGTTTTCCTCGCCAACATTAAACATGCTGACGTTGGTGCCAAGCTGTGCGTCTTGCAGGCCGGCTGTATTCTGAGCCTGCTGGTTGGCTAGAGCCGCATTTGCATAAGTCGCTGCATCTTGGGCCGCTATCTCACCCGCCCGGGCGATCGCCGCCTCTTCAGACGCTTGAGCCGCTATAGACGAATTGAGCAGTCCTCTCTGGTTTGCAAACTGCAAGCCGGAGGTACGAGCGCGCTGAATGTAGGGGTTGTTACTGTCCAGCAGATTATTGATTCTGTTCTCTACAAGCTCTTCCGGCGAGACAGTCCTTGTCGTTACCTGGGCATCTTGCGCTGTAGCGTCTGTCGAGGCTTCTGCTGTCGTAGCATCATACGTCTGAGTGTCATTGACAGCATCAACTACGGATCCTTGAGAGCCGGTACCGACATTGCCCGAGCCATCATTGCCGTTATTGTTTTGGCTCGCCCTGTACGCCCTTGCCGCGTCTGAGTTGTAAATTTCTTCGCGGATCTGATCCAGCGTTTTACCCTGGGATCGAGCCTCCTGCACATAAGCTGCAATTTCAGCCGAATCTCCAGCCTGCCCGGTAAATGTGGTGAAGTAGTTGCTGACTTCGCTGTTAGCTCTGCCGCCAAACTCTGGAGACTGGAAAATGTTGTAAATAACATCTTCCGCCGATCCCCCCCCAGACATTAGCGAATTTACCCAATAGTCCAGCCCCTCTTGTAACGGCGCTCGCCCCAAGATCTCTTGATACAGACTCGCCACATACTGCTGAGTCTGCTCAAGATTCATGGGCCACGCGGGTGGCGTAGTGCCATCACCCGTAGTGCCATCACCCGTAGTGCCATCACCCGTAGTGCCATCACCCGTAGTGCCATCGTCGGTGGTGCCATCACCCGTAGTGCCATCACCCGTAGTGCCATCACCCGTGGTGCCATCGTCGGTGGTGCCACCACTCGTAGTGCCATCGCCACCTGACCCAGCTTGAGCTGCCGCATACGTCTGGCCTTCTGGAGAGCCTGCTATCGCGTCATACAGATCCGGCAAAGACATCCCAGAATTGGCCCAATTTTCCAAGTATTCCGACTCGCCATCACGCCCCAGCAGAGCGTTGTAAAGCGCATTGACATCCTCAACCGTGACGGCCGGAGCGGTTGTGGCCGCGGTGTTCAACCGTGAAATCGGCGGCGGGGCTGGCGGCGGTGTTGTTGCTGGCGCTGGTGGTGGTGGCGTCTCGGGATTAGCTCGGGCGGGGGGCGCGTTTTTGGCGTCCATGCTGTCAAGATAATCTTGACTTGGCTTAGCCTGATTAAGCAAACCCCCAGACTTAGTTTGACCTGCATTGGCAGTCTCTGGGGGTTGCGCGATGGGAGGAGGCTCAGAAGCGCCGGGGGTTGTAGTCCTGGGAGTTTGCCCCGTTGTCGAATAAACAGCTCCACGATCCGGCGGTGGCACATCCAGGGTCAGTCCTTCCGTGTCCATCTCCGGAAGATTCTCCGGGTAACGACCACGCCTATTCCTGCCCATGTAGGACATTCTGGTTGTCGGCATTGTTTACTCCTTTACGGGACGCTAGAGGGGGAAGGGTTTATGCCGGCTGTGTCGGCCAGTCAGCATCCTCTAGTAAAGGCCAGTTTGCATGGGTAGGCAGATCCCTAAGCGCCTGACGGTAAGTGGCCCAGTCAGCATCAACAGCGCCGCCTTCCTCCACTGCCTTAACAACAACCCAGTCAGACTCGTCCAGAAACTGGTTGCGAAGGTTGCGGTTTTGTACCTCACCGAAGCTAGAGTTGGCGGCGGATTGAATGGCCGCGATCTCATCATCAGTCAAGGCAACAACGTCACCATCTGAGTTCTTTTTAATCTGGTTGCCTACGGCAAACTCGACTCTCTCAAAGTCCTCTCGCGTGGTTGCAGACATTGCAATGCAAGCCCCAGACTCATCAAATTGTGCAAATGAAACAGGCATTATCGATCTCCGTATAAAGCCGCAGCAGCGGTGTAAATGGTGTAGGGATAGTTGGCGGTATCTGCGGCAGTAGTACATCGCGCAGTGTGCAACGAATGAAGCATCCTGACATCGCAGCTAATGTTTGCATCGCCAAATGTCGTAGACAGATCGTAAAACTGATTGGTGTCCGGGAATTTAGCGGTTGTGCGGTAAGAGTGCGTAGATACCAGCATTACCAGAACAGTGGTGTTTCCGGGCACCGGCACGATTTGGTTTCCGTGGTTGTGGTCAACGGTATTAGAGTTAGCGTTGCTTAGCTGCGTCCAAGATCCGCCAGTCTGCTGAGAATACAGAGTGCCAGTCCCGGTGGGGGTGTAATAGCCTAAAGCAGTTCCCTGCTGATTTGAGTAACTCGACCCCTTAGACTTAACTGTTACGTTGATGGCGGTTCCGCTGTTGTTTCTGATAGGCAGAACTCTGAACGTATGACCACCATAGCTGGTTGAGTTGTCTTGATAGTAGTAATTCTTCCACCAGTTGCCTACGCGATTGTTATGGGCAAAGACCATCGTTCTGACGTTAGATCCGAAATGGTTATTGGCCCACATCTTGGTGCCTGTGGTCAGATGGGGGTCGCCATCTCCCAAAAACAAATTCCAAGTCACATCTTCATTGGTGGCATTGAAAGCGTTTTCCGGTTGATAGTTATTGCCCGCCGGGTCAGTGCTACTCCATCCGGCGGTAGAGTAAGCATTGCCGCGAGCGGTTTGCGTTTCGATTGTTCCGATAATTAAGTCTGAGTCACTGTCAAGCGGCAGGCCGGGTGACGGGCTACCCCATGACGCGGCAGTGCCATTGGTTCTTAATATCTGGCCGTCAGTGCCTGATCCAGCGGGCAGAGCAAATCCGCCAAACTGAAGCTGTCCGGCACCATTAGTTGTAACAGGCTTATTTGCATCACTATCTGCCGCTGGCAACGCCAAAGGCGAAAACGTAAGCGCCCCGGTAGTTGACCCGACAAGCGCCTGGTTGTTTGCTGTTGCA